CTCTAATCATTTGCATATAGTAATTATAGTTACCGATAAGTGCTTGTAATTTATTTCCAGCACCTTGTCCACCAGATATCTCTTGGATAGGTATTTTACCAGGATTCATATCTCCATCTTGAGTAAATGACCTACCTATTACAGAACCTGTTTGGAAGAACATGTTTAACGCTTCTTGCGGATTATAATTTGTTCCATTACCTAAATCAATTTCTGCTAAACCATCAGCATCTAAATAAACACCATCAGGTATCATTCTAGATAATACTTGTTGTATTTTTAAATGTGTTAATTGAATCATATCAGCAAAACCAGTTATACGTTTTACTAAAGATCCTATACGTCCTTCATACATTCTAGGCGCCACTATAGAATAGTTCATTTTAACTTTTGTAAAATCACTTTTAGGACGCATCATATTTTTTTGCATTTCCCATTTAAGTAATTTTTTAGTACCTAATATATAAGCTCCCTCATAAAGAGTTTCTATAGATCTCATTAATTTACTAAATTCTCCTTCCATTCCTTCTGGAGGACTAAATTGATCGTCTTTCTCTAATACTTTTTCTCCACCAGTAGCTCCTTCTTTTAACTTATAAACTTCGTTCATATAAGTTTTATAATTAAAATACAATACTTTTATTTTGTTAGTATCTTCTTTTATATTACTACTATATCTAGCGTTGTTATTATCTCCTGTTTTAATAATTTCTTCAAGATCATCATGTTTAAGATGCGGAAATTGTTTAGCTAACTCGTTAATAGGAATTTCTTTTACTTCTCCAACGTAATATATATCATCAAAATAAGGAGAATCTGAATGAGAGTAAACAATATTAGCTGGATCTACATAATCTATAACAACACCTTCCGAAGTATTAAAAGATGTTTTAACACAACCTATACCCAACACGGCAAGATCATAATAAAATCTTTTTCTTGTTAAATCATAATTATTACCTTCAAACAAAACATTTAAAGCTTGTTCTTCTGCTATTTCTACAGCTTGCTTGTAATTAAGCTGCATGTGTAGTTCTAATTCTTCTTTAGTATCTGGTAATTCTTCTTGATCTGTTTTAGAAAAGTCTTGACCAAACGTCTCGAGAACATAAGCGTGAAAATCTTTTAAACGCATATCACGCATTTTTTCTTCCATATACTTAGTTCTTTTACTAACTCCAAATGGATCTTGTGAGTATGCTTTTATATCATAAGCTCTTTCAGCCATACCATTAACAACTATATCTACAAATTTAGGTATAATTGGAACAGGTTTCCAGTCTAAATTTAAATAGGACAAATCACCATTTATAGATAACTCATCCTTATATTTTTGTATAGACTGTTCGCCTCTAGCGTATAATCTTAATCTATGAAAATCGTTTTTATTAGCAACATATCTATTTCTAGTATTGTCTTTTTTAAACCATTCTTCTTCTATAGCTTTTGCTACTTTTAAACCATAATCATAACTCATCTTTTCGATGTCGCTTACAACTTGACTAGGAAAGTAACTGTTAACAGATTGTGCCATATTTATTTTTTAATTTGTGATGTACTACCTTTATTATCATAAGTAGCTATGTTTATATTTAACTTAGGTTTTTCTACTGCAGCGTTTGGTCTATATAAATGTCTATTACAAGCCATGATAGCAAGTCCAGAGCTTATTGTTGCGTCAAACTTTGTTCTTTTATTTATATCAAATCTAGCCCAATCATTTAAAGTTTCATTAAAATACATATTACCGAAATTACCGTCCTGCTTCATTCCAACATGTTCTTGTATGTACATTTCTATAGCCGCAGCATGAGCTTGTTTTATATCTTCACTTGAGTTTGGTATTCCACCAATCTCTTTTTCGGCAACAGATAATTTATTCCAAAGTTTATCTGGTCTATTCATACTAAATCCTCTATATCCTCTACGTCTTAAATAATATAATAAACGCGGTTTATTGTTCTCACATAACAAGGGCATTCCATAAAATACTAAAGCCATTAAAACGTCTTCAAAGAATATTTCAGCTGTTTGTGGTCTAGCCACGTATTCTAAAAAAAATTGACTAGCTGGAGCATCTTCCATAGTAAACTTTGTTAATCCATGCAAAGCTCCTTTAGATCCCTTGCCGTCTACTGTTCCTGATATATCATATGAGTCACACCCAAAGGCTCCTAAATGATCATTTGATGGATACTTAATTCCATTTTTAATATGAAATCTATTCTGCATTTGTTGTGGTGGAATCCAATTTATTTTAAATCTACCTTTTTGATCTGGATAAAATATAACTGAAGAATCTTTAATACCATTAACCCACTGAAAATTACCTCGAGTAATACCTACTGTTCTAGACATTTCTTCATTATAATCTATCTGCTCATAAAGTTTAACTAAGTTAAATAAACTATTTAATGCCTCGTCTCTAAATGCGTGTTCTGTTGTTCTTGGAAACTGACGATAAAACTCATTTAAAGCATCGTGATCTTGTTTTAAACCATCAGCTTCGTTTTGCCAATTATCAATTACACCTACATCTATTAATTCACCGTCTGGGGCGAACACATCTGTATCAGGAGTAGTGAATACTGGAATTCCGTACTCGTCAATAAATCCTTCGTAGTTCCATTCCATTGGGATAAACAAAGAGTATAAACCAGATTTTGTCTGACCATTTCTATTTCTTTTAGTGACATCTGATGCATTGTATAGTTTTTTAAAGTTTTCTCCACCTTTATCTAAAGCATTTGAAGTAGAGCCCATCATACATTTACCAACTATTCTACTACCTAATCGTAAACATGTCTTAGTAACTCTCCAGTTGTTTAAAATATTATCGGGTCTTTCCCACTTACCACTTTCATCATGCACTAGTAAATTTAGTTTTTCACCATCATAACTATTATCCCCAGTGTTTTTCCAATCTATAGTTGTATCTAATCCTTGAATATCTTCCAACTTTTCATTAGCTGTGATTTTCTTTCTTGTAAATTTACTAGCAGGAACTCTATAAGCCAACTCGGATTTTGGACGATCCATACCATCTTGTATAGGTTTAAAGAAGAATGGATAATTAATTGATATAGGAACAACTTTGTCTGTAAACATTTTCTTTGCATCTGCACCAGTTTTAGATAGTATACCATACCTACTATCACTTGCTAATGTAGCTAAATTAACTGTTTCAGCTGAAGACATAAAAGAAAATCCAGAACGACGATTTTTAAGATAACACATCCCATAACATCTTTTATCAGCCTTGCAAGCTTCCCAAAATATATAGAATAATCTATTTGCTTCTCTAAAATCTGGAGCGCCCACGTCAATTTTACTCCACTGTAAATACATATAATGTGTACCTGTTAAATATGTTGGTTTTCCATTATTATTAAACCAAAAACCTTCGTCTCTTCTTTTAAACTCTTCATCTATATAATCGTACCACTGTTCTTTAGATTCTTCGGGGTAGTTTCTCCAATCAAATATATTTTTTAATCTACTTAATTCTTTTGGATATTCTATTTTTACCCATTTCTTTTTGGAGTGCACGTGCACTCTTTTTGGTTCCAACGGCAAGCCAATTCGCAAACCTTGGATTTCGTATATTTCTCCAATTTTTCCAGTTTTAGAGATAACCACGATATCATGTTCTTTATTGTATCCATATTTCCATTTTTTACCCTTGTTAAGTCGACTTATTGTAGTCTTTTTAACAGGTTCGATTATTTTATATAAAGTTTGTTCGTACATTACTTAGATCTTCCTTCTGCAAATCCTTTAAACACTCTTTCTTTCTTTTCTTCAGGTTCTTTACCTTCTAAAAGATTTTCTTCTTCTTGTATTCTATTAAGTATTTCAAATGCATCAAATATAGCTAGCTTTTTAGTAGCAGCAGCATTCTTTAATCTATCAGCTGATATATCATCATCTGAATCTACAATAGGTTCTTTAGCAACTTTAATTAATTCTTCTACTGCTTTCTGCCCAGCTTGGATTATATTCTTCTTCGTCTCCTTGATATTCATATTTGATTGTAATTAAATTTGATAAAACTCGATATAATCGTTCTCCATCGACTATAAACTCATATTCACTATTTGGTTTAAAACCAACTAAATCTTCTTCATTGACAGTACCATCTGAATATTTAACGATACCTTGTAAAGGTCTTTCTAAATCTATATTAAGTGGATTTTTAGCTTTTAAAGGTTTTACAAAACAATAGCCTTTTGGTGCTATCCATTCTTTATCTCTTTTATATAAAAAGATTTGATCAAGAGTTATCATATAGGTAGATTCATTAAAGTAGCTTTTGCTATTTTTTTCAACACCTTTTACGTTATGCCATCTGCGAAATACGTTATGATGTATTATAACCGTATCTCCTGGTTGTATATCTGTACTACCAATTATAGGAGTTGATATAACAATAGCCTCTCTATTTATATACTGGTGATTAAAAATCTCAGTATTGAGTATTAACTCTGAATCACCAACTTTCTTTTTATTATTATATCTTTCTCCTTTTGGTTTTACAACAAAGTTGTAAACACTTTTCATTAGTATTCTAGATTATACTCTACAGATACCGCCATATTTTTATTAAAATCTTTCCAAGGTAAAACATCTTTACCTTTTTTAATATATATAGAGTACTTGTCGTCTTCTTCTAAAATATCACAGATCGTGTGGCCGCCGTAAACTTCTTGACCCACCGCGTAATGCATCGCATCATTTTTGTAATCTTTTCCAACACTAATCTTTCTTATCAGTTTCGCCATTTTCCGGGTATTTTATAGAACCATCATTAATATCTATGTCAAGAGTTCCATATTCTTTTTTGAAATCATCTTGTAACGCGCTTATAGCTGTTTGTTGTTTAGTTAAAAGTTGTAACATTTGATATTTTCTTCCCTCAAAAACACCTAATTCATGGTGCATTAAGTTTACATCTTTAACTAAAGTCTTTAATTTAGTAAGTTCTTCGTCTGTTATTTTTTCAGGTCTAATATCTTCTATACCTTTAAGTTCTTTAATTTTCTTTGTTGTGTTTTTTGCCATTTTATTTAATTTAAGTTAATTTAATTTGTTTTTATTTTTCGAAATGTAATATTAGTTTAATTGGATGTATATTATATAATATATCACCGTCAACTAAAGCTGTTGGTGAAACAGCATCTAACGTGATTTGTGTTGTGCTATCAGCAGAGGCAATTGTTCCTATAAGACTGTCAGCTGCTGGTGATCCAACTGAAGTTCCAATATGAACAATATCTCCATCTATAAAATGCTCTCTAACGTCCATACTCGTACCATCCATTGTTATAACTTGTGTTGACGCGGCTTCAGCGGCTCCAGCTTCTGCAAGAGCGTTTATAGATCTAAAGTCAAATGCTCCATTTGCAACACCAGCAACATAGTACTTATCGTATCCTACGTTAGTTGCCGAGTTATACTCACTATCTAAAACCACACCAGAAGTATTTACTGTAGCTACAGATAAACAAGATGTA